CGTTCGGAACTACCTACGTTAAGCTGATTGTCAACAACGGTATCCATCCGTACATGGTGGAACCGGCCTCAGTCGGCGTTCTGCGAGAAGATACGCCCTACACTGATCGCCAAGAAGCAATGGCGCAGCGGTACTACATTACCAAGTCTGAGTTGTACGCCCGTCTTTACTCGCATCCAAAGCGGGATCAGATCGTTAAGCGCGTTACTTCCAGCTATAAACCGCAGCAAATTGAGATACCTGACGGTATTGACCGCATCATTCTTTCCCAATCGAACCCAACAATGGTGGGTACAGTCAACCTAGACTTGTCCGGTATGAACCGCTACAAGGCGAAAGTGTCTGAAGAAACCATTGAGATGACGGAGTTGTGGGTTTGGAATGATGACACGCTGGATTACCAAGTAGTCACGATTGCCGAACCGGACGTAGTGATCTATGACCGGCCTGGTGAGCAAGTATTCCTGAAAGGCGAATTGCCGTTTGTTCAACTCTGCCCTAACCCCATGTACGACTATTATTGGGGGCAGAGCGAGGTACAGCGGTTAGTGTTCTTGCAAAGTTTGCGTAACAAGCGAATGGAAGAAATTTTGGACTTGTTGTCCAAACAAGTAGCGCCGCCGACAGCCTTGGTTGGGTTTACAGGCATTTTGGATGAAAAGAACTTTGCCCTAAACCGTGCTGGAGGTTTGCTGGCAACAGATATGCCAAATGCTAAGGTGGAGAAACTTGCCCCACAAATGCCTGGTGATCTGTTCGAGGTGATACGTGAAGTGGATCAGATGTTCGCGGAAGCGTCAGGTATTACAAGCGTACTCTCAGGAAGAGGCGAAACTGGGGTTAGAAGCCAAGGACACGCCAGCCAGCTTGCCCGACTTGGCTCCTCAAGAGCAAAAAAACGGGCGCTTATCATTGAAGATAGTCTCGAAAAAGTCGCAACGCTCTACATGAAGCTGCTGCAAGCGTATGACGATTCACGTTTGACTGATGCTGAGAATGTTAAGTTTATTCCTGAGCAATTTACCAAAAACTATGTAGTAAAGGTCGATGCTCACTCAAATAGCCCAATCTTTACGGAAGATTTGCGTCAATTAGCGTTTAATATGTTTAAGGCTGGCGCTATCGACAAGGAATCTCTGATAGATTTGCTTGAACCGCCTATGAAGCAGTTGTTGAAGGAAAAGTTAAAACGCGCAGAGGAAAAACAAGCGCAACAACCGCAACAGCAGCAAAAACCAGAGGGTAAACCTGATCTGAAAGCGGTAGGTGAATAATGGCTGGACAAAATATCTCTCCCAAGGCTGACCAACCCCGTGCTGGCACAACTCAGCCTATGAAAGATTCGCCAAGAAGCCCTGATTTGCAATATCGGGTTCAAAGCGTTAAAAGTTTTGACCGCAGCCCGTCAACCAGAACTTATGGTCGTACAGTAAGGGGATGAAATTAGTAAGGAGATGATGATGTACAAGAAAATGAAGCGTGGTCGCAAGACCCGTCGTTAATTAGTTCCCCCGAAAGGGAAAAGGGTGTGGCTGCCTGCCCCATGAACTAGGTGGCCGCTGCTTAAAGGAGTCCATCATGGCACGCAAAGCACGCAAAGGCCGCAAGGCACGCAAGTAATCCTTAGGGATTTCCCTGCGGGGGCGGGGAGCTTAAATATACGCCCCTACTTGACAAAAGCTATTAAACGATTTATTGCTATCGCCAAAATCTATTGGGGTAATTATGAGCGTACCACCAGACAAGTTAATGGAGATGATGAGAGCGCAACGTGCGCCCGAACAACCGGCTCCATTGGATTCAGAGGCTATTGCCACTGATCAAACCCCGCCTATGGCAGCGCCCATGTCTACGCCAGAACCCAAAATGGGCAACCGCGAAGGCGCGTTGGTCAACCTTGGCCTAGCAATCGACCTGATTGAGCAGTCTTTACCGGCATTGGGTGGCGACTCACCAGAAGGTCAGAAAGTGTTGTCTGCTTTGAAAACGCTAAGTGGCGTGATCGGCGGCAAGCGCGAATCGACCAACGAACTTAAGCAATCTGAAATTTTGCAGATGCTTCAGACTCTTCCACAGGCGGGTGGCGCAACGCCGGAAGGTAAGGCTTTGGCAGCAGCGCCAGCAATACCTGGTATGCAGATGCCAGGCGCAACCCCTCAACCTATGTAAGGAGCAACACATGGATCTCTTCAAGCCAAGAGGCGCATCCGCACCTCGTCGCCCAACCGACAACAACCAGCAAAATGGTCAGATGATCAACACTCCACGTTTCTCGGAGTTTGGTGGTCTGAAAAACGCTTCTGCCACCGGCGGCAAGAACAAGATGCAAGTTCAAAAGCCTGGTGATGGCAAGCGCGTTATTTAATTAAAGTAAGGGGATATCTATGTCACTCGAAGACCTAACACCTGAAGCCCGTGATGAACTGGCTTTGCTTGCTCGGCAACTGGCTGAAAATCCAGCTACCCGCAAGGATATGTTGCGACTCACCAAGAAGATCAAACCGGATCTTCCTATTCCTGAACTAGAAATCGAAGACTACACACGCTCGGCAGTAGATAGCGCCAATGACCGTGTGGCACAACTCGAAGCCAAGTTGCGGGAAAAGGAGGCGATGGATGAACTCAACTCCCGTCGCAACAAGTTGAAGGCTAAAGGTCTGATTGACACGGACGATCAAATTGAAGAAGTGGAGAAAGTCATGCTGGAAAAAGGCATTACTAACCACGAAGCAGCAGCAGAATATTGGCGTTGGATGCAGCAGTCTGCGGCTCCGACTCCAACCGGATACAACCCGTCTGCCATCAACAAGTTCGACCTGTCGAAATACTGGAGGAACCCTGTTGCTGGTGCGCGGGATGAAGCAGCAAAAGCACTCAATGAGCTACGGAAAAATCCAAAGCCCATTGGTTTGTAAAACAGGGGATTCTTTGACTCGGAGATAAACTATGCCTATTGGTGGCGGTATTCTTCCGGCAACGGGTAGTACGCAATTTACGGAACTTACATACGTAACCCGTAGGGCGTTTATTCCGAAGCTGGTCGTACAACTCTATAACTCGACACCGCTGATGGCGGCTCTGATTGCTAACTCGCAACAGGCTTCCGGTGGTGTTTCTTCTGTAACCGTTCCTGTCCAAGGTTCGCAGTTTGTGAACGCTCAGTGGTCGGATTACTCTGGTTCGTTTAACCAGCCATCCGTACAGCAAGGCGCTTATAACGCTGACTTTAACCTGAAGCTGATGATCGCTCCAGTACCGTTCCTCGGTATGGAAGGTGCAGTTCAGCAAGACGCAGCCATCATTCCTCTGATCGAAGCGCGTATGAATGACGCGACTAACGTGATGATGGATGCTATGGCAACGGCGCTGTACACCAACACCACGAATAACCAGCAGTTTATCGGTCTGCCAGCCGCTGTCGCTGATTCTGGCGTTTACGGCAACATCGACCGTTCGACTTACACATGGTGGCGTTCGAAGCAGTACGCCGCTGGTTCGGTCAACCCAACTCGCCAAAACATCCTTCAGTACATCAGCGGAACCGTGAAGAACGGCGCTGAAGTTCCGTCGTTTGGTGTTTGCGGTTTCGGTACTTGGACATTGCTGGCTCAAGACTTTGTTGGTCAAGAACAGTACATGATCACTCCAGGTAACGGCTTTGACGGTGACGCAAATGGTCCTCAAGCGGCTTTCCGTGCGCTGATGGTCGCTGGTGTGCCGATTTATCCTGACCCTTACTGCCCTGAAGGTACTGTGTACTTCTTGAACAGCAACTACCTGTCGCTCTACATTCATGAGCAAGGTTCGTTTGTGTTCACGGGCTTTGAATCGACTCTTCCGAACTGGCAGATTGGCTACGTTGGCGCAGTGCTGACGATTGCTGAATTGGTCAGCACCAAGCCGAAGTCGATGACTAAGGTGACGGGTTATAACTCTCTCACACTGTAAGGAGAACTCGTCATGGCACTTGGCTTAAATAAAATCCTAGTAGCAGGTGCAGCCACCAATGCTGCGTCGGCCTATTTCCAGGCTTACGCCGCTGGTACTGCAACCGTCGTTCTTCCGGCGGGTACTTACTACATTGCACCGACTGCAAACGTCACTATCGAACTGAACACCAATACGTCTGGCAACATTAGCAATGCTTCTTGGAGCGTTGTGGTTGCCAACAATACTGGTGGCCTGTTTATCGCTGACGGTACTAACGTCCGTGCAAATGTGTTGTCAGGTACTCCGACGATTACGCTCTTTACCGTAGATGGTGGAGAGAACGTAAGCGGCACTTACAACACCTAAGGGGGCGACATGGATGCTAACCATGTAGGTTCGCTATACCCCAACGGCTTTGGCAGCTTTGCTCTTGCACGTGCAGTCAACGTCAGCGTTGGCTCAACTGGCAATGCGGTTGCCCAACTGCCTGTTGTGGGTGGCACTTCTTACATCGTTCGCAGGATCACTGTCGCTAAAGCAAATCAGAGCATTGCTACTGCA